TCAGTAGCACCAGCATTTATTTCTAAAGTTGTAGTGGTAGGCACAGCAGTGACCATAAATTTTTTATCTGCAAAAGTAGAAGACGTAAAATTAGAACCTGTAATAGTGCTAAAAGTAGATGCGGCTCCAAATAAAATAATATCTCCTACAGAAAAATTGTGTGCAGAAGGAAAAGTTAAAGTAACAGTTGATTGACTATTGGTTGTACTAAAAAAATTAGTAGCTGCTGTCCCCGATGGATTAACTAAAGGGTGTATATCATAGTATACTCCTCCAGAATATACATATAAAATTCTATTTGTACCGATAGCAGCGTACTTAATACCTTCTTTATTAACCATGTGATGCAAGCCCCTGGCTACACCCGTTAATTTACTATCTCCTAATTGAGACCAACCACCTATTTTTTCAGGTGTACCGTACCTAAAACGAACGTTTTCACCACCAGTCCACTGTGATTCAGCGCCTGTAGATGTAACTTGTTTATTAAAACCTGGTAAAAATCCTAATTTTTGTAACATATATATAACCTTATAAAGGAGACAGCGAGGTATGTGGTGTCACTGTCTCCATCATAAAGCTATATCATTTCTTAAACCAAGATGGAAGACCTAAATGTGGTCGTCTATCAAATATGTTTTCTTTAGAACCCGGTGTTTTGATGTTATTGTAGTGAAGAAATACTTGAGCACAATCTTTGCCTTTAAATTTATTTCTCCAATGTTCTAATTCAACACCTCTGTAAACTAACATGTCTCCAGGATCTAAATCTATTTTTACACCTTTTGCTTTACTAGACATTGTAAATTTTTTTCCATCCGGCTCTCCAACGTTTTCATGTGGACTTAAATATATAGGCCATTTATCACCACCAAGATTCATGGTTGTAGATATCTCACAACTAAACCTATCTTTATGTCTTTCTAAAACATCATTTTTTTTATAAACTCGTGTGTAAGCATAAGCTGGTGATAATTTTAATTCTGTATTTTTTTCCATAATAGGTTGACATTTTAGCAATAAAGTTTCCATAGCTATGTCTCCGTAACTTGCATAAGTATTTGGCACTTGACTATCGTGTTCTCCTAACAAAAATTCATAAGGCGAAATATATTTAGATTTAATGCAAGTTAGAAAAACCTGTTTTTTTATTAAAATATAATTATATAAAAACGTAGAAAGATCTTTGTTAATAACGTTTTTAATAACAATGTATTTGTTTTTTTTAAAACTCATTTTATTTAAAAGTAAATACTGCTACCATTCTATAACCTTTTTTAGGATAGATGTGGTAGTGGGGTTTATTGTCAAAAAATATACCTGTATTTTCTTTAGGTGTTATTTTTTTTATTATTTTATTTTTATCATTTAAAATAATTGTTTTAGAAATAGGGTCTGCATTATTTAAATAAACAATTAATTGTCTATGGTCGTATGGATGATCTTGATGTTGTCTACATTGTTTATATCCATTAGCAAAAGTTAAGTTTACACTAATTCTATATAATTCAGTTTGTGTTATTTTTTCTTTTGCACAAAAATCTTGAAAAATATTAATAAATAAATCAGCCCAATTAGAATTAATACCATTAGGAGGTGCACCAACAGAATCTCTATTTTCTTTTCTTACCAAAACACAATGTTCAAAAACACAATCATTGTAAATTTCTTTTTTCTTACTAGACTTAGACAATTTTTTATCTGTATACCAAGTGCCATCTTTACCTTTAACACTAGCTTTATTAATAGCACTAATTTGTAAATAAAAAGGAAAAGATATATTATCTATATCTTCTTTAAACTTTTTTAAGTTATTTTTTTTAATTACATTTTTTAAATGTTTTATCATAATGGAAAATAGTTAAAATTAATTACGTGTCTAAAATTTGAGTTTTTAGAAACAACACCTCTGTGTTTTACATCACTATCAAATACTACTATTTTATTTTTTTGTGATTTTATAAAAACATTTTTATTGTTTATTTTTAATTCTGTTCCTCCATCACAATCTTGAAGATACAATATAGCAGTCTTACACAAAAAAGGATAATCACTGTGCCATTCGCCTTTTTTATTTTTATAAAAAACACTGGGAAACATGTTAGCTCTAATTTGAACAGCTGCAGCAGCTTCTAGTTTAATTAAAATTGGTAGTATGTATGAACGATAATGTTCACTTGTAACATTCATTTCGTTATAAAAAGAATGTGTAAAATAACCTAAATCTATTTTAGAACCTTCAGTCATTGTTTTTTTTCTAAACCAATTAAAATCTTCATGAAATATTAAATCTGTTAGATAATTAAAAAAGTCATCATCTAAAAAATTATTTATTACTTTGTATTTTAATCTATTCACTTTTAGCCATTCCTTTTGGCACTGCTTGTATATTCCAATGTATAAATCTAAAAGGCTCAATACCAAAATCAATTGCATATTCGTGTTCTAGAAATCCTGGAAATATAATTAGAGTTCCGGGTTGTGGTATAAAATGAATTAAATCATTACCGTTTTCTATAGTGTTTAATCCAAGTTTCATTTTTAATTTTGTAGCTCTAGCACCAGTTCTTGGTTCATGAAATATTGGAAAAGATGTTTTATTACTACACTTTAAAAAATAAAATCCTGAGACATGTTGATTCCAATGCACATGTGCACTGTGGTGACCACCACCTTGTTTAGCAAACTCTTGTACCCACATCTCACTAAATAGTGTTGTGTATTGTGACATGTCATATCCTTGATGATCTAAATATTCCCAAGACTTTTGACCAACGTAATTTCTAAAATCTAAAAAATCATTATCAACTGTAAGAGGTGTTGAGTGATATGACCTTCCAAAGTCTCCAAACTTTTTTATATGTGCTTTAGCTTCTGGCGTATTTTTAGCCGCTTTAATATATTTGTTTGAAGCTTGGTTTAAAGATTTTACAAACTCTGGTTTTTGTTCATTCCAAATAGTAGTGTTAAAATAATTATTTATGTGCATTTTCTAATACCGATAACAAACTTAGTTTTGTTTTAACAAGTTGTTGACACAGTTCCTTTCTTTTATTTAAATTGTTTATAGAATTATTAAATTCGTTTTTAAATTTTTTTTCTTGCAAACGACCATTTTTAATTAAAGATACTTTATCAGTAGGTGCCCAATGCATACCAGCTGCTATACAATGAAGACCTTGGTTACTATCAAATTTAAAGTTATAAGTTTTTCTCCATACAGCTTCTTTAAATCCAGATATAGATGTAGGTTTTAAATTTATTAATGTTTCATCCCAAGATTTATTAAAACAATGTTTCCAATATGGTGTATCAGTTCTATGAGATAGAGCGTAATGTAATGCTACAAATTCAGAAAACTCTCTAAACATATGCTTACATTGATAATTAAAATTATCTCTATCCCATTGAGATGTCTTATCTCTTTGTAAGTTTCTAACTAATTTTATTAAAAATTCATGAACTGTGTATAAACCATTACTTTCTAATGGCTCTATAAACCCAGCGGATAGTCCTATTGCAACAACATTTTTAACCCATAATCTATTATGAATACCTACTCTCATTTTTATATTTTTAAATTCTAAATTTTTTTGACCTAGATGTTTTTTAAATTCTTTTAATGCAGTATCGTCATCTACAAATTTACTAGAGTAAACATAGCCTGTGCCAATCCTGGACCATAAAGGTATATTCCATACCCAACCATTTTGAATAGCAGTACAGTTGGTATACGGAACTAATTCTTTTTTCTTATTTTTATATTTAATTTTTGTAGCCCAAGCAGAATCATTAGGCAGCATATCTGAATATGATTCAAAAGGTTCTTTTAAAGTTTTTCCTAATAACAAAGATTTAAATCCAGTACAATCTATAAACAAATCTGCTTTATGTTTTTTATTTAATGACTTTATTCCATCTTCATTTGTTTCTATAGAAACAACATCTTCGGCTATATGTTTAATTTTTTTACAAAAATTATTTTTTAACCACAGTCCAAATTGAGTAGCATCAAAATGATATGCTTTAGTTACTTCATTTTCATCAAATTTATTTTGATTAACGTAAGACATTTGTAAAGGATAAGTACAATCAGCATAATCAGAATAAGGTGTTTTAGGGTGTAGCATTTTTTTAAACCACCAATCATTTGTTTCTGCTTTATTTTTATCTATAGAAGGTTGTCCAAAAGGATAATGAAAAGCTTCTCCTTTTTTATAAAAATCTGTAAATTTTATACTTAGTTTATAACTACCATCTACGTGTTTTATAAAATCTTTATCTTTAATTTTAAGTAATCTCATCCAATCAGTTATTTGACCAAGTGTGCTTTCTCCAACACCAACCGTTGGTATATTTTTAGATTCAATTAATGATATTTTATAATTAGGAAATTGTGATTCTAAAGTAGCAGCTGTCATCCAACCAGCACTTCCACCACCTACAATTAAAATTTTCATTTAAATGGATCTCCTAAATGCCAAACAACAAGGCTATATCTTGTGCCAGCAGTCACTGGTTTAACTCTATGCCAAACAAAAGATGGAAATACAATAATAGATCCTTTAGGTAAAATTTCTTTTGCTTTCCTACAATGTTTAGTTTCATCTCTCATGTGTGGATCATAGTTTCTAAAATCAAATTCTAATTCACCACCTTTGTATTCTGAACCATCTGTTAGTTGACAAGTCATAGATAGTTTTCTAATTTTTCCGTTTGTAGGATTTTGTGGATTATCTTTTTGATAATAAGGCTTATCCCAACTATCACAATGCCAATCGTAGTATTGATTATGTTTATATTTTGTAAACTGACAAGCCTCTGATCTTTCCCATTGAAAGTTCCAACCAGCAGCTTTGTTTGCCATGTGAACATAGGGATGTATTTCTTTATAAATCCAATTATCATCTAACCAAACTAAATCAGAATTTCTTTTTCTTTTTAAATTTTTTATTTCTTCTTTGTTTAATTTTTTATTACTATAACTACCAGTTAAACCTGTTACTTCTTTTTTTGATTTAGCATATGCTATAACATCATCACAAAATCGTGGTGTTAATGCAGCTTTAAAATACCAATAGTAATTAAGCATAGTCAGCATAGTCATAAGTTATTGTCTGTACAAAATTTAATGAGTCTTTTTGATTGTTAGTTATGTAATACATTTGAGTAGAGGGAAACATAATAAATTTATTATTTGAAAGAGGTATATCCCACGATTTTCCTTTACGTCTGTTATCATCGTAATAAATTCTAACAGAACAATTTTCAACTTTAGAACCGTAAAGTAGTGTAAAGTCTGCAGAGTTTGCTAAATCTACTGGATTAACATTAAGTAATGGAATTGTATTTTCATTAGGTTTGTAAATATCTCCCCAAGTATCTTTATTTATTAAAGAAATATTATACTTAAGATAAATGTGTTCTCTTATGTACGTCGATAACTTATCCCATGTTTTAGAAAAAATAAATTTTTTATTATCAAAACTACATTGTAAAGTATCATGGGCTAAAGCGTTGCCGTCTATTTCCCAATTTTTTGGCATAGAAACATCGCCATAATATAAACCTATTTCTGATAGTACTTTCTTTTGCATACCTAGATGTAATATATACACCTAGCATTTATAATGTCAATATGATTAACTTTCTAGCGGAGTGTAACCTAAGTCGGTTAAATCCCAAGTTTGATTATCTTCGTTCCAAAGATACATCCATCTATTAGTTGTGGCTACGTTTTGATTTATTTGTTCTTCTGTTAATTCAGGAGCATCACCTATTGGTGAATGCCAATCAGCATCAGAAGTATCTTGCACCCAAGATGCGTAAGGTTTAGGGGGCCAAAAAATTTGATTTACAGCATCCCAAGTAAAACCTAATCCTGCATGATTTCCTCTAAATGGAGTTCCACCTAAACGGTGTACGTTAGCAATAGTATTGTATGAAGTTTGAATCCATTTATCTGCAGGCCAATTATTATGTTTTTCTAAATATTGTTGTCCTATTAATTCTTCTTCAACACCATCAGCATTTTTCGTATCTTTGTCGTCTAGTACTAATACTGTTAAAACTAAATTGTCGTCATTTATTTTTGCAAAACGTGCCATAATATTATTCCTGAAATTTGTACCTTAATATAACTAAACCAGATCCACCAGATCCAACACTTACTGATCCAGATCCTGCTAGTCCCGCAGCACCACCGCCGCCTGAACCTGTATTAGCTGATCCTGATCCACTAGGGTTACCTACTGGTCCTCCTGGTCCGCCGCCACCACCGCCGCCAGATCCACCTGGTTGTCCAATATAACCG